TCCGTGCTGCTGTTGAAGAGCGCATGCAACGTACTGATTTTAATAAATTACGTAACTAAAGAAAGCAGACTTTAGTTATAATTTGAAGGTTTTCCTCATAGTAACTTAACCGCAAACACGGAATAAAGGTACTTGGAATTCTGGATACCATAGATAGATACTCCTCGGGAACAATTGATGTCTATGTTATATGTTTTTCTGCTAATATATTAACATAGTTTTTAATTTTTCAAAGGAGAAATATTATGACTTCAGTAGGAAGTCCCTATGGGGACCTACCAGCCACAAGTTTAACCTATCGTGATAGTACATCGGCGGTAACGTCAGGTACTAGTCAAAGCGGTGGTTCAGGTGCTGGTAAATTATGGCTCCCGATTTGGTCGGGAGAAGTTATTCATGCTTATGATGAATACAATATGTTTGAAAACTTGGTAACAAGTAAAACAATAGCAAGTGGGCGTTCAATGCAATTCCCAATCACGGGAACAGTTGATATTCAGGCATCTTGGGCAGCTGGTGAAGAACTAGTAGGTGGAACAGACGCAAAGTCAACCACATTCGCCGTGCATCTTGATGCTCGTCCGATTGCTGCATTCTTCGAAACTGATAACATCGACTTGATGATTACTCAGTGGGAATACCGAGCAGAGTTGGCACGACAAGCAGGTCTAGCACTTGCTAATGCTCGTGATAAACAAATCTGGTCATTCCTTTGTCGAGCTGGCGCAACCAATCAACTTGGTGCAACAACAGATCCTCGTCCTCAAATGGGATTGGATACTGTTATTTACGGTGGCTCAGTTGAAGCAAATTCAGATCACCTAGGTGGTCTGTGGGATGCAGGGGCTGATCTCGAACTTCGTACAAATGCTGCTCTTGAACTACTTCAAGCACTTGAGAAGTTCTTAGTTCACTTGCAAAGCAATAACATTGACGCAGGTCAAGTTTACTGTGCTGTTAATCCTCAAGCGTTCATGGATATCCGTGCGTTAGGTGTAGCCAGAGTAAATACTGAACTTGCGGCTGGTGGTAACCAACTTATGTTCAACGGATCTGCTGTAGGTGGATTCGGTACTGGTTTGGGTGCTCCCCTTACACAGGGAATGGCTAAGCTTCAGGATACCCTTGTTTACATGGGTGTTACCATTGTTAAGAGTAATCACATTATGACAACTGATGAGTCAGGCGAAAGTGCGACAAGTATTGGTGAAGATCGTTACGGTCTTGACTTTGCTGCTGCTAAAGTTGGTGCTGCTATATGGACACCTGAATGTATTGCTTCTCTTAAGTTGCAAGGCGTGAAGGTAGATACTGTAGATGACATTCGTCGTAACACGCAGTTCACTGTTGCTTCAACAATGAACGGTACTGGTGTTCTTCGTCCAGAATGTTGTGCTCTATTTACAGGGTACGATCCTACGGATGCAGATCCAACTCGTACAGAGGTTGCAGCTGCTGGAGTGCTCGATCTTGCTGGCGCAGCTGGACACGGTGAGTACACAGTAGTGTGAGTAATAGTTTATAATTTTATTATTATAATACATCGGGTCCCTTGCCTCTTTGGGGTAAGGGACCTTTTTTTTAAAGGAGGAGGTGATCATGGGAAGTATCTCACGACTAGATGCAGTCAATCAAATGTTATTAGCTGCAGGAGAAAGTTTAGTAGCAGATCTTGAAAATGAGTCAGGTGTAGATACTAAGTTGTCTGAGTTTATCTTAGACCAAACAGCCCAAGACCACCAACTCAGAGGTTTAGCTAGTAATAAGTACGTCAAAAAATATAATCTAGAAACTGCAGGAGATATTATCTTACCAGAAAATACTCTGTCTGGAGAACTGATCTCAAATCACGTAGATACAGATGGCAATATCCAAGTAGGTATTGATCGTCAGAAAAAGATTTTTAATATTACTGATAATACTTATTCTTGGAAGGCAAGCACAGATTATTACATAGAAATTATCTTTGAATTATCTTGGGATGATCTTCCAACACCCGCACAAAGGGGTATTCTTGCTTCTGCTATGAGACAATATCAACTCATAGTACAGGGAGATGATGTAACCGATAGATACCTAGCAGATCTTGAGGCTATCCATAAATCTAGATCAAAGGCTTCAGATATAAATGATGCTCGGGTTTCTATATTCTCTTCGGGAAGTACTGTGATGAACCAAGCACTAAGTCGTCTCAATAGCTCAGCCTATGATCCTAATAGACACCGTTATTGGCGACATAAGGGACTATAAGTTTTGTCTAAATTTATATCGACTACAATCCCCATCAATACTTTATCGGGGGGCGTAGGAAGACAAGCTCAATCTAAGAGAATGCCCTCGGAGGCTGAAAATCTAGATAACATATACTGTACTCTAGAGCGATCTGTAGAAAGACGCAGGGGTATAGAGATGGTTCTGAATACAAATGATTCCATAACCTCCCTAGGTGTTAATAAAGATTCTTTATGGTATCATTGGTTTACAATCAGCCAAAAAGAACGCTTCTTAATTATTCTAGATAGATCTGCTACTGATTCAAGTAGCTTATTATCTATTTATAAGTTACATAATGGACAACTAATAAAGACAGATCCTTCTTTAATCTCCATAGATCCTATTTGTACAGACTATTTACGGTATGGGTTTAATATGGGACAGGATAGTATAAAGTCTGTGGCAATTGGCACAAGTTTACTACTATTAAATACCGAAGTTAAAGCAGGATTTACTTCAGATGGAGTAACAACAACGTTATTTGGACTAGACGGTCTTCCTTCAGCGGAAGAAGATAAACTGGGATTAGAAGTAGATTACCAGACATCCTCTTCTGTAGACCCGCAAGGGATAGCAACTATATGGACACGATATAGTAATTATGTTTCTGGGGATCAGGTTATTGATCCTACTGATACTACAGATGGTGCTATCTATGGTATTTGGCAAGTAGATCAGAATATTGGAGATACGGCAGTAATAGGACCAGAGAATAAATCACCATCCTCTCTTTATAGAGAAGATGTGGACAAAGGAGAGGTAATTGATATTACTTTAGATCCGGCTATTACTCCTACATTGGGAGATACATATTATATAGTAGAGGGTGGTACTCCTCACGGTGATTGGGGTTCCTTTTATCTAGAGGATGACTATAATGAAGCTTCTTCTCCTACTGCGATAACAGATATACAAGCAGGTACACAAATTAGATGTGTTGTTACTTCTGGTACTCCTGCGAATATAAAATGGACTATTAATAAATGGACCAGTGCATTAAACGATGATGGTTCTTATAGAACAACTGAATTTGTTTCGGTTAAGGATAATGTATATCCTGATCCTGACAAACCCCACCTTGGGCAATCTGTAGTTGATCTAACAAAACTTAGATTACCTCCGCATCCGAGTGATATAAAGGATCGGAATAATGCTGAGACTATGCTACGAGAATTATATCCAACTGTCGGAAATTCGGCGGGTAAAGGCAAGGTATTTTTCTTTGCTCAAACTTATGGTACTACTTTACCGGGATATTATAGAGTTAGGAGTGTAGACAAACAGCCATACTTACATAAAGTACGAACTCCAGATAGTATGTCATGCATAGATAAGCGTAGAATGCCTATGCAGTTAGACTATGATCCTTCTACAGAAGAGTGGATCTTAAAAACAGTTGGGTGGGATGTAAGAACTAGTGGTACTGGCGAATCAAATCCAGGTCCTAGTCCCTTTAAGTTTCCTGATGGTTCTGCTAGACAAGCAGAAATAAGTTCCATGTCTTTTTATAGAGATCGCTTATTCATGTCTTCTGGAGATGTAATGTTTACAAGCCGTATGGGAGATTTTGATAACTTCTGGATAGCAGATCCGGGAGAAATAGTTGCATCAGATCCTATTGATCTAAGTGTTAGTGCTAATAAGTATTCACCGATTACTTCGATGATTCCTTTTAATGATTACTTATTTATTAATACTAGTGGAGATACTCAGTTTGAATTGATAGGATCAGAGAACCAGATCACGCCATTCACAGCAGAAATTGCACCTACTACTTTCTATTCTTCTATTGCCACTATTGATCCACAACTTATGGGGAATCAGATATATTTCTTTGATAAGAAAAGATTATATATTTACTTTGGACAAGCTCAAACTAATATTAATCAAGCTGTAGATGTA